CACGGCGCCAGGCGTGACGTTTGTCAACGTCGCGTAGAACTCAGCCGAGTTTACCGGGGTTCCAGCACTGTCGTTCATTCTCAGAGAGACAGTTGGCCCAAGATCGCTCACCGCGGCAGAGGCACTGTTCCTGTACAGGTACAGGTATGGCCCAGCGTTCGCGTCTGCGTTCGTGGAGATGAACTGACCTGGGATGCCAAAGGAGCTCGCTGTCGTGAAGGTCCACGTACTCGAACAGGTGTTCGTGTTGGTCCAGGAGTTTGAAGCTCCCAGCTGCCCGTACTTGGCCGTGAGCGCTGTTCCGCCTTCGTGAAGCGTTGTTGCGTTAATAGTGCCTGCGCCAAGATCACCACCTGATGGTGCGCCGACAACAAACCCGTCACCGACAAAGGCTCGCGTGGCGGATGAGCCAGCGATGATCGTGGCGAACCTGAGATTGACATCATCACTGCCAGCCGTCGGGTCAGTAAGCACAGCGGTGATGGCTGCATGGTTCCTTGTTGCCAGGGCGCTATCCTGCCCCTGGAACAACAGTGTCCCCATGAGATCGCTTGCGGCTGGCGAGCCACCAGCACGAAGGAGAATGATGTACGGGCCTGCGTTTGCGTCCGCGTTCGTTGACTGGGCCGTAAGCGCTGTGAAGAACGAGCCGCTGCCGGAGATGGACTGCGATGCCGTCCAGGTGTTGCCGACTGCGAGCTGGCCGTACTTTGCTGTCAGAAGTGTGCCGTTCTCGTACAGGGCGGTAGCGTTCAGCGTACCGTTTCCCTGGAAGCCGCCAGTGGCACCGTTCATCAGTACGCCGTTGCCGACGAACATGACGTTCGTCAGTGTTCCAGCGATGGACGCCGTAAAGTTGAGCGAGCCATCCTCAGAGCCGTTCGTCGGGTCCTGAATCTGAGCCTGCACCTGGCCAACGGTGAAGAGGTTTGCTGTGTCATCAAGGGCTGAGAACGCAACCACACCGACGAGATCGCTCACCGCTGGGGATGCAGAAAGCCTGCGTATTGCAATGGTTGGGCCAGCTGTGGCTGACGCATCGGTCAGGTCGAACAGGGTGGTCGTGGATGTGAACGTCTGGCTTGCTGACCAGGTATTGGAGGCTGAGAGCTGGCCGTACTTTGACACCAGAGAGGTGCCGTTTTCATACAGGGTGACAGCGTTGAGGGTTCCGACACCCTGGTCGCCGCCCGTCGGAGAGCCGACGATCACACCTGGGCCGATTGACATCTTGGTTGTTTCGGAACCAGCGGTGATGGTCCCGAAGTTTATCTGCCCGTCCTCTGACGTGTCCGTTGCATCAAGTATTCTAGCGGAGATGTTTGCGTAGTTTGCAGCGTTACCGCCGCTGTCGTTCCCTCTAAAAAGGTAGACACCGATGTTGTCGGATGCTGCCGGGGATGCAGAGTTTCTGTACGCTGTGACGTACGGCCCGGCAACAGCCCCATCCTCATTAAGCCTGGCGACAAGGTTCGAGACGCCAGCGGTCGTGCTTTCAACGCGGAACTCGTTTCCACCTGTCGAGGAAACCACCTGGGCAGCAGAGAATGTGTTCGCTGCGTTGAGCAGCGGGATGTTCGCTCCGCTCGTACCTGTGTTCTGCGTTGCCGCTGTTCCAAGGCCGAGCGTCGTGCGCCCGGCTGTGGCATCCGCGTCATCCATCAGCGAGCGACCGAAGGTTGTCGCCACTGCGCTGTCGATGTTGAGGGCAGTGCCAGACCCAGAAACGATGATGTCGCCATAGTCGCCGTCGGTGATTCCGCCAGCGGCGGACAGGCTGCCGCCAGAGAAGGTCAGGTTGGCTCCGATGGAGACGGCCGACCAGGTGTTCAACGCAGATCGGTAGTAGATGGTGTTGGTGCCAGACAGAGCCGCCAGGGCCGTCAGATCGCCGTCCAGGGGCTGATACCCAGATGCCGCTGCCGCAGTCGTGAGGTAGTTCGATGCCGTCTCTGTGGCCATCGTACCAAGGCCCAGCGTAGTCCTGACGGCAGATGCGCTGGCATCGTCCAGGAAGGTGGCGGCGAACGCCGAGATCGTCACGTTCGAGGCTGATATGTCCAGGGTGCGGTTCGCATCACCAGTCGAGATCGTGAAGTCTCGGTTGGCAGACAGGTTCGATCCACCCTTGAGGGTGATCAGATGAGAGTTGTCGGAGTCGAAGAACGAGATGCCATCCGCGGTGAGGATGGCATTTTGTAAGCTGATCTTGTACGTGGTCCCGCCTACTGCGACCGCGATGAACGCGGTCGCCTCATCAACCGAGCTGGTAAGAGGTAGGTCGCTTATTCTGGGCATTGCCTGACACTCCAGGTCCTACTACGACTGAGGCACGCCCTTGATCATGTGAAGTGTCACATCGTATCCAGAGTTCGCCAGGAAGGCAGCTGTCGTAAACCGTAGTATACCTGTCGCTCCGGCGATGGCCGGGCACTTGACGAGCGGGCTGCAACATATCTCACCCTGCCCCTCCAGGACGAAGGCATCCTCATCTGTTGTTGCATCCCACAGGATTCGAAGAGAGCCTCCATGGATCGACCACAAGACCTTCTTGACCCTGAGATTGGTGCCAGGGGCAACACCCTGGTAGCCGTATGCGACGTCGGTGGCGTCGACTTTGGCGACCGCGCTTTCGCCAGTACCGTCCGAGAAGTTCGTGAAGCGCATAACCAGGTTGCGTGCGCCGTTCGCAAGAATCCTGGTCGTAACAGCATCGGCCATGGCCTAGCCCTCCTTGATGGGTGAGAGCCAGGCTCACAGCGAGCCTGGCCCCATTCGTCATTAGGCGTCGGTCGATGCCGTGATGTTCGTCTGCATACCGACTTCGCCAGCGAGGTTGGCGATGTTGATCGGCTGGTAGAACTGACATGCAGCGCCAACGACAGCTTCCGTGATGTTCGCGGCGTTGTCCTGGAGCATGATGTTGATGTTCGGGCCAATTGAGCCAGTCGTTGCAGCGACCATCGTGATGGCAACGTCAGCAGCGTTCTCCGTCCAGATGTAGGACGGGGTCGTGCCACCGCCGATGCGGACACGGTTCATTGCTGTGGTCACGTTCTCGATGCCAGCGACGGCAAAGTTTCCGTACAGGCTGAAGTCTTCGATGACGATGTCATCACCACCAACCATCGAGATGGCAGTGTCGGCACCAGCCGCGGAAGCGCCGCGGTGCTGCCAGCCGGAGATGCGAAGGCGGGAAGCGTTCGCGTCCGTGACGATGAAGTCCGTGGCCTGACCAGTGACGTCTTCCGTGATGATGTCGACCAGTTCGAAGTCCGAAGCGTTGACGTCAATCGGGCCTGTGAGGGCATCGATGCCGCCAGTGAAGCGGAAGTTCACCATCGTGATGTTTGCCGCGCTGACATTCATGTCGGCGCCGACCGCTGTCGTGAAGTTGATCTGCGGGCGGAGGTTGCCGTTGCCAAGACCGATGAGCACGATACCAGCGACGTCCAGGTCGAGGCCGCCAGCTGCGGTGACCGTCTCAACGTGGCCCGGCATGACAAAGATGATGTCACCCTTGTTCGCGCGGCAGCGGCCGACTGCGTAGTCAATGGTCGAGAATGGCTGCTCGTAGGTGCCCCTGTTGCCGTTCGAGCCTGCTGTGGAGCTGACCCAGAAGACCTTTCCAGGGTGTGGCATTGCGACGGGGACGTTGCGGAGGGCTACACCGTTCGGAAAGCCCTTGGGGAAGTTGGAAAGCATTTTGTTTCACCTTTCGTGAAAGTGGCGGCGGGACCATTCCCGCCGCTCACAGTCTGCATCTCATTCACCTGGCGCGGTTAGACGCCCGGCGTTCCGAAGATCGAACGGAAGTCCGTGCAACCCGCAGAGAAGCGCATGTACATCGCGGCCTTCGCGTTCTTCGTGTCGAAGTCGTTGTCCTTGTCGAACATCGGCTGATCGCGCCAGAAGAAGGTCATGCCACGAGGTGCGTTGGTGCGAACGAACCACGCCGTCGTCGACGGCAAATAGTGGTTCACCTTGATCCCTTCCGGGAACATGTTCGTCGCCTTGATGACGTTGATCGCGTTGTTGGCAGTGTCGTTCTGGAGAACGGACTGAACAATGCGGTTCGCCTCGTAGAAGAGTGCAGTCGGAACGATCAGGCAGCGAGGCATGATCGAAATCTTCTGCCCACGAGCGTTCACGGTATCCATGATCTGGATGCCCATGTCCTCGATGGATGCTTCCGTGAGGTCTGACGCCGTCGTCAGCTCATTTGACTGGTCACCAGACAGGGTCGGGTGGTCAGTGGCAATGAGCTCCTTGCCGTCGCCAAACGTGTACGTGTTGTTGAACGCACGGCCGTAGATGTTCGCGCATGTGTTCTCCAGCGTCTGACGGCCGGAGAAAGCAAGGGCCTGGGCACGACGCTCAGAGACCTGCTTGTACATGTTGTCGCGAAGTTCTTCGAAGGTGACGATGTAGCCGAGGGAGTAGGCGACGTGCGTATAGCGCGTCACGGTGCCCTGGGCTTCGGTGTCATACCTGGTCGCGGCGCCCTGCTCCTTGCGGTGCAGAAGGCCGAAGCCAGTGACCTCGACGTCCTCTTCGTACGACTTGTCTGACGTCTGAACATCAAAGAGGTCGGTGTACTCCTCCTTGTGCTCCGTGTAGGTCTGCCCCCAGATGGCATGGATGCCAGGCCAGAGGAGTTTGGGATGGGTCCCGGTGCTGATAGGTGTAGACATGTCTGGTTCCCTCCCTTAGACGCCGGTCAGATTGCGGAGGGAGTGCAGGTTGATCCTGCAAAGCCATCGCGCATAC